CGCTAATACAAGCGCGGGTCGGACAATCTTCGCCAAAGGTTCTGTCAAGCCTGCCAATGTAAAGCTCAACCTTGAACACGATCGCACACGCCCAATCGGTCGCACACTTTCAATGACCGAATCTGAAGACGGCTCTGGAATTGATGCGGTCTTCAAAATCGCTAACACAAGCGCGGGTTCTGATGCCATTGAAGAAGCTTTGTCCGGCTTGCGTGACGGCTTCAGCGTGGGAGTCAATGTCAGCGAATACGATTCCGAAGATGGTGCGATGGTAATCAAAGCGAGTGATCTCGTTGAAGTCAGCCTTGTCACCGAACCCGCTGTGAGATCAGCGAGAGTGAGCGATGTCGCCGCTAGTGAGGGCGAAGATACGAAAGAAGATGAAGAAGATTCCACAGATGATGAGTCTGAGGAAGAACAAACCTACAAAAAAGGAGAAACCCAAGTGGAGAATCAAACCGTGGAAGCTCCAACCGTGACCGAAACGGTTGAAGCTTCACAAAAGGTCGAGGCATCTGCCCGCCCTGCTTTCTACACAGCGCCGCGACTCGATCTGTCGCCACGCAATTACTTGGAGCAAACCGTTCGCGCCGCTCTCGGCGATGACGATGCTCGCGCTTATGTCAAAGCCGCTGACACAACCGTCAATAACCCGGCTTTCAATCCGACCCGACAGCTCACAGAGGTCGTCAATCCGCTCGGCACACTAAACCGCGGTGTAATTGATGCGCTTTCGAAGTCGGCGCTCCCTGATGCTGGCATGACCTTCGAAATTCCGAAGATCACACAGCTTCCAAGCGTGACCGAAGAAGCTGAAGGCGGAACGGTTGCCGATGTCAATGTGAATTCAGAATTCATCTCGGTGTCTGTCAAGAAATTCTCAGGCGCTCAAACCGCGAGCCTAGAGATCATCGACCGCTCATCGCCCATCTTTTGGGACGAAGTGCTTCGCAATCTTGAATACGCTTATTCAAAAGCCACCGATGAGTATGCGAACGATGTAGTTGTTGCGAATGCGACAGCTTCTTCAACATTCGCAAACAGCGCAACCGGTCTTCTAGGATTCGTTAGCGAATCAGCCGCAAACATCTACAAAGCAACAAAGGGATTCGCTCGCAATCTAGTGGTCAGCCCTGATCAATGGGGCAACATCATGGGCTACAACGATGCGGGTCGTCCAATCTACAACGCAGTAGCTCCAATGAACGCAGGTGGCGCAGTATCACCACAGAGCTTGACCGGAGTGGTTGCTGGAATGAATCTTTTTGTTGATGCTTACAAGAGCGGCACAGATGACAACACAATGTTGATCGTCAATCCTGATTCTTACACTTGGTATGAGTCACCACGCCTTCGCCTACAAGCGAATGTCACAGCGACCGGAGAAATCTCTATGATTTATTACGGTTATGCGGCATTGGCTGTGAAAGTGGCGGGCGGAGCTCGTAAGTTCAACCTCACATGATCAATCATCGGTTAGTTCGCTCCTGAGCTAACCGAGCCGAACCCTAGAAAGGAACAGAGCTCATGCCTTCAATTATTACCGCGACACAGTTGCGAAATGTGCTTGGCGTGAGCTCTGCCCTTTATGATGATGCTTACTTGAATCAGATTATCGATTCAGCTGAGAACATAATCTTGCCGATGCTTGTGGCTAACACTTCCGGCGTGACTCATGTTCAGCGCACCGATAATGTCGCTTTTTATTACACCGTAAGACCGCACGGCTTCGTCACAGGCAATTCGGTGATTGTCACCAATGTGCCTTCACCATTCGCGGCAACAATCACGGTCACAGACAAGACTCTTGATGATCCTTACTTATTCACGGCGGCTTCAGTAGGCGCAGACATCGAATTGAAGCCTGTCATTCCGAACGGAACAGCCACCCTTTCGGGCTATTCCGCGGCAGAGCTTTACGCGAACACGCCCGCGGTTGAAAGTGCGGTGTATGTAGTCAGCACCGAAATCTTTCAATCTCGGCTCTCTATTGGGGGTCAATTAGAGGGAGTCGATTTCACGCCTACACCCTTCCGTCTAGGTCGTAGCCTTCTCAGCCGCGTGAGTGCTTTGCTTGCTCCTTACATCGATGTAGAAACAATGGCACAGTAATGCCCGCATCATCGATTCAAGCCAATGTCCGAGATGCGCTGAAGACAGCTCTTTCAGGTGTCGCCGCTTCGGTCTATAACTCTGTGCCCGAGTCAATAATTGCTCCGGCGCTTGTGCTTGTGCCTTCAACGCCTTATCTCGAACCCACTTTGCTTTCAAAAGGGAATGTCAAAGTGAAGATCAACATGACGGCGACTTGTGTGGTCGCCTATAACTCGAACCCGGCTTCTCTGGACAATCTAGAGCGCTTGGTCATTAGTGTTCTAGCGGCTTTGCCCGCTGGATACATCGCGGGAGTGGTCGAGCGCCCGCTGGTGAGTCAGATCGGTGCGGCTCAATACCTAACCGCTGACATCAACATCTCGACCTATTACACCCAAACAAACTAGGAGATAAATTCATGGCAACGACCGTCATTACCGGGCGCGATCTCACCTTGACGATCGCTTCCAAGAATTATGATGAGCAAGCGCTATCAGCTACGCTCACAAATGAAGCCACAATCGAGGTTTATCAAACTCTTTACCAAAAGGCTTACAAAAACATAGACAATCAATGGACATTCGAGATGGAGATGCTCGCAGATTGGGGCGCGGCTGACTCTTTGTGCGAGGCACTATGGAACGCGGCAGAAAGCGCACCAAACACAACAATTGCGGTGTCATTCACAGCGGTCACAGGCGCGGCTTTCAGCTTCAATGTCTTGCCGCTTTATCCAAGCGTAGGCGGCACTTCACCCGATGCTCAGACAGTATCTTTGAGCTTCACCGTGGTCGGAGATGTCACCGAGTCATTCAGCTAAAATCAAAAGAATCAGGAGCACAGCATGAAGTTAGGAATTATGGTCACTTATCATTCAGGCGAGTCGGAATCTGCCACGGTTTTGCCGCCTGAATGGATCAAGTGGGAAGTCAAGACAGGTCGCAAGATCACAGATGCTTCGAATGATCATCTCGGAATCAGCGATCTTGCGTTCTTGGCTTACTCAGCTATAAAGCGGGAGAAAGCCGGGCAACCGGTCAAGCCTTACGATGTATGGGTTGAAACAATCGCCGATCTCGACATTGTGAGCTCTGAAAGCCCAAAAGCCACCCGCGTGGAAGTGTCGGACGGCTAGTAGTCGAGCTGGCACTTGCTACGCACATTCCGATGAGTGAATGGCGATCCTTTGAGGACATCGCCACAGCTGTCGAGATTTTGGAGAAACAACGAAATGGCAAGCGCTGAGCAAGTAGATGCCTACAACCGGCGAGAAATTCGCCAAGTTGCCGCGGCTCTAAAAGCGCTTGATGAGCAAGCTACAAAAGAGGCGCAAGAAGCTGGCGGTGCGCTGGCTGAATTCCTTCGTGGCAAAGTAATCCAAAAGGCTTTCGGTCGCCAAAAAGCGGCAGATGTTGCGCGTGAAATTGGTGAAGGTTCAAAAGTATCCAAAACATCGAAAGTCGGTGAGCTCTCGATTGGTTTCGCATCGCAAAGATTTAGCGGCGGCGGCACAACGAAAGAGTTGTGGGGCGGAATGGAATTCGGATCGAAGAAATTCCGACAGTTCCCGGCATGGAATCCACAAGGTTGGTTTATTTATCCCGCGTTGCGCGAGAATCAGACAGAGCTTGTGAAACAATGGGAAGAGTCATTCTCACGCATTCTGAAGAAGTGGAGTTAGAACATGGCAGGATCAAGAACGCTGAAGCTCTCGATTCTCGCCGATGTAGCTGATCTCCGGGATAAATTAGGGCAAGGCAACAAAGAAGTCGCCACATTCGGCGACAAAGTTAGTGATTTTGGCAAGAAAGCGGGGCTGGCATTCGCGGCGGCTGGCGCGGCGGCGGCGGCTTACGCTGGCAAGCTTTTGGTCGATGGTGTCAAAGCCGCAATCGAGGACGAGAAGGCTCAAATTGCCCTTGCCGGTTCTTTAGAGCGTGTCACAGGCGCAACCCAAAAACAGATCGATGAAGTTGAGAATTGGATTAGCAAGCAAGGCGTTCTTTTAGGTGTCACCGATGATGAGCTTCGCCCGGCTATTGATCGACTAGCTAGAGCCACAGGATCGGTCACAGAAGCCCAAAAACTTGCCCAAGTAGCGATGGACATCTCCGCGGGGACAGGCAAATCTCTGGAATCTGTCACGAATGCGCTCGCAAAGGCACAAGAAGGGAATGTGTCATCGCTGGCAAAATTGACCGGCGGCTTTGATAAGGCAGAGCTCAAAGGCAAGACTTTGAGTGATCTATTGCCAATTATCACACAAAGATTTCAAGGTGCGGCAGAACAAGGCGCGAACACATTCGCGGGGAAGATGGAACGCCTTCAAATCGCATTCGGTGAAGCCAAAGAAACGGTCGGATCGTTCGTTCTTGATGCGATCACGCCGCTTGTGTCGAATCTTGTCGAGAATGTAATTCCAAAAGTGTCGGAATTCGCCACAGTAATCGGCGAAGACTTGAAGCCAATCGTGGAAGACCTGATCACATTCTTCAAAGAGAATGTCATTCCAATCTTCGAAGCTTGGTGGGACATCATTAGCACAATCATCATTCCGGGGATCAAAAAGACTTTCACGCCTATTTTTGAAGGTGTCTTGGGGTTGTGGAACAAAATCGCCAAAGCTGTCAAAGACAATGAAGAAGAATTGAAACCGCTGTTCAATTTATTCAAGACCGTGGCGACTTTTGTGGCTGACAAGTTAGCACCGGCAATCGGCACAATTTTGGGCAAAGCTTTTGATGTGCTTGGCACAGCTGTCAGCGCAATCATTGGACTATTCGCCAAAGTGGTCGATGGTGTCAATGATGTTGTCAATGCGGTCAAAGGCTTGATTGATCTTGTAAAGCGCAACCCGCTTGTTCAAGGCATTGGTGGGCTCATCGATCGTGTCTTTGGTGGCGGTCGAGCCAATGGCGGCTCTGTGAGTGCCGGAACGGCTTATGTGGTCGGCGAGCGCGGCGCTGAATTATTCGTCCCACGGCAAAGCGGCACAATTATCCCGAATGAATCTCTCGGTGGCGGTGTCACCAATAACATCAACATCAATGTGACCGGAGCGCTCGACAAGGAAGGTGTCGCTCGGCAGATTGTTGATCTTCTCAATAATTCCTTCTATCGCGGCACGATTGGCGCTGGAGCTCTTCAGCTGTGACCGCTTGGAATCCTGAGTGGCGAGTCACAATAAACGGCTCAACGCTCACGAATGTCACTCTGGCTGATTTAGCTATCACAAGCGGTCGAACGAGTATCTACGAACAGCCTACGGCTAGTTATGCGAACATAAACCTAATTGTCACGGATCAATCAAACATCGCAATCGACATCAATGACACGGTGACGATTGAAATCAAAAAAAGCAACGGATCATTCGTCTATCTATACGGCGGCTTCGTCAGCGACTTCTCAAAGACAATCAATCGCACCGGCTCTGTCGGGTATTCGCAGACTTTCAGCATTCTTGCGCTTGGAGCTCTTGCCCGCTTGCCGCGACAGCTGACCGAAGGGGTCTTGTCGAAAGATCAAGATGGAGATCAAATCTACTCAATTTTAGAAGGCACACTCTTCAATTCTTGGGCTGAAGTAGCACCTACCCTGACTTGGGCTGATTATGATTCTACAGAAACTTGGGCGAACGCTGAGAATGTCGGACTTGGTGAGATTGACCGCCCGGGCAACTATGAGCTCATAGCTAGATCGGCAAGCACTACCGATGTTTATTCATTGGTCACTCAGCTGGCGAATTCAGGGCTCGGAATTGTTTATGAGAACGCGCAAGGTCAAATCTGCTACGCAGACAGCACACATCGCGGCGAATACCTTGCCACCAATGGCTATGTCGATTTAGATGCTCAACAGGCAATCGCTCCGGGTCTTCGCGTATCAACCCGGGGTCAAGATGTTCGAAACAGCATCACGGTGACTTACAAGAACAATCAACAAGTCAGCGCCGAAGATGCCGCTTCAATCGCGCTTTATGGGCTAATGGCTCAAAACTTTGAAACGGTGTTAGACCTTCAAGCCGATGCCGAAGATCAAGCTGACTTCTACTTGGAGCTTAGGGCTTATCCACAAGGTCTTCTCGAAGCCATAACCTTTGAAATCGGAAGCCCTGATCTTGACAATTCTGACCGCGATGCCTTGCTTGGAATCTTCATCGGAATGCCGGTCAATCTTGCGAATCTGCCGATCAACATGGGATCAAACTTTCAAGGTTTTGTCGAAGGCTGGACATTCCAAGCTCGATTCAATGCTTTGAGTGTGTCAATTTTGATGTCACCAATCGCTTATTCGCTCCAAGCATTCCGCTGGACTTCTGTGCCTGTCGGCGAAACTTGGAACACGATTAGCCCTACACTTACATGGCTCGAAGCCACTATTGTGGCGTAAAGGAGAAGGATAGATGGCAACCACGACCCCGAACTTCGGGTGGGACATTCCACAATCGACAGATTTAGTGAAAGACGGTGCGACCGCAATCGCCGCGCTTGGCAACGACATCGACACATCATTGGTCGATCTCAAAGGCGGCACAACCGGTCAAGTCTTGTCAAAAAATTCAAACACAGACATGGATTTCACTTGGACAAATGGCGGCGACATCACCGAAGTCACCGCCGGCACAGGTATCAGCGGCGGCGGATCATCAGGTGCGGTGACAATTACCAATTCAATGGCAACGGAGATCACAGCTTCCGGTGACATAATTGTTGGAACAGGATCAGGCACTTTCGACAATCTGCCAATCGGCACAACCGGTCAAGTGCTAACAGCTGACACAACCGTGTCGCCTTATAAAGTCAAGTGGGCTACTGTCGCCGGTGGTGGAATGACTCTAATCAGCACCACAACCCTTTCAGGAGTAAGCGTCACTTTGTCGTCAATTCCTGGAACTTATAATGATTTGATGTTGATAATTTTTGGAATGACCGGCAACACGGCAAATTCAAGACCGCGAGTGCTTCCAAACAATAGCACAAGCATCGGCTTTTATTCCGGGCTTTATGATTCAAACACTTGGGGCGAGAATGGATCGCCTTTATACATTAGCGGCAACGAGAACACATTGAGAACCAATTCGGCTAACGCTTGGGCTTTGACAATCAATAATTATGCTTCGACTACCTCGCGCAAGCCCTTTCAATGTTATGGTCACTTCGTTGATGGTGGCGGCGCAAGTAATGAAGCAAGTATCTCCTTTCAAGGAATTCTCGGCACTACTTCGGCAATCACTTCGATTGTCTTAGATTATGGCAACACAAACAGCTTCTCTGCTGGAACTGTCCTACTATACGGAGTCAAATAATGAGCGCACCTTTGATCAAGATTGTCAATGTTGAAACAGGCGAAGAAATCGAACGCGAAATGAATGCCGAAGAATTAGCACAATCGCAAGCCGATCAAGCTATTGAGCAAGCTAAAATCCAAGCAAAAGCTCAGGCAAGTGCCGCAAAAGCCGCACTCTTGGAGAAGTTAGGCATTACCGAAGACGAGGCGAAGCTTCTTCTGTCGTGAGTCTTTATCCACCCGGCACAGCACACCGATTGATTGAAACGGCAATCGCTGAGATTGGCTACATTGAGAAACCGGTCAATCGCACAAAATACGGCGAATTCATGAATGCCGATTCGCTACCGTGGTGTGGTTCTTTTGTGAATTGGTGCGCGCATGAAGCTGGCGTGAAATTGCCTTCGATGGTTAGCACAGCGATGGGCGCTGAAAGATTGAAAGATGTCGGAAGATGGCACTCAAAGCCTGAACGCGGCGATCTCGCATTCTTTGACTTCCCGGGCGATGGCATTGATCGAATCAGCCACATCGGAATCGTGGTTCAAGTCGATGGCAATTTGGTGCTCACAGTAGAAGGCAACACAGCGCCTTCGGGTGGAGATCAGCGCAACGGTGGGCAGGTTATGTTGAAGCACCGACAATTCGGCGCGGGAACTTCAATTGTGGGCTTTGGTCGCCCTAAATTTAGACCGTTCCCCGGGGACTTCCCGGAGATCGAAGCTAGTGAGGAAGCCACTAAGCCAAAAAAGAAACGGAGAAAGAAAGATGGACAAAGCAAAAGCGCTTCTAGCGAGTTGGGCTCGGAGCTTCCTAGCCGCATCGCTGGCGGTCTATCTAGCCGGGCAGAGTGATCCTGAAACACTTCTAAAGGCAGGGCTTGCCGCTGTGCTCCCTGTGATCATTCGTTGGCTCAATCCAAAAGACACCGCATTCGGGGTCAATTCCTGATTCATGTCGCCCGATACCGTTGCCCTACTTGTAGGGGTCATCACGATTGTCACAAGCTTTATCGCTTCAATCAAGTGGCTTGTGAGTCATTACCTGTCAGAGCTCAAACCTGACGGCAACGGCGGGCACAATCTTGAAGGTCGAATCCGGCGCATGGAATCCCGGATCGATGATCTTTATTCGATAATGCTTCAAAACGAGAAACCGGTGACACGCCGAAAGTCACGCTGACTTCTTGCGCTTGTCAGCGCTGTGCTTCACACTATTGACAACCCACCCGACCCGCGGTGGTAGATCAGGAGCACAAAATGAACGAACTCGGAATGGATACAAGCCAAGTCATCTTCGTGTTATTAGCGATGGGCTTTGCTTTTGTTGTTGGTTATTCAATCGGTTGGCGTAGCGGAAGAGATGAAGGCTATCGAGCTGGTTATTCGCGCGGAAGAGCTTTCTCGCGCAAATATGGGAAGGCTGAATAATGACTTGGAATCTAGACAATTACGAAGATGTAAATGCGCGAATCAAGCGCTTTCGATCCGAATTCCCGACCGGAAGGCTTGAAGCTTTCATCGAGGACATCGACATCAAAGCCGGGCACATCTTGATCAAGGCTTTGGCTTATCGCACTTATGAGGACGAGAAACCCGCCGCCACAGATTACGCTTTTGAAACCCGGGACGGTTCGCGGATCAATGCGAATTGGTGGGTGGAGAATGCGGTCACTTCAGCTTATGGGCGCGTGATTGGTTGCCTAAGCCCAAGTGATGCTCGACCTACAAAACAGGACATGGAGCGAGCACAAGATTTAGAGATTGCCCATAA